TGAAGATCCAATCCATACTTCTGAAGGATTTCTATTGCTACAATATCTGGAACTGTAAAGGCTTTACGCCATGAACCCACTTTTTTCTCGGCTGCTAGAATATCACGATCCCTCTGTACTTCCTTCATAATAGCATCTGTATTATGCTGAGAGACTGTGAAGTCTACATAATTTTTATCTGAGTAGTCTACAGTTGAGGTAATAGCACTATTCTTACTGTTTAATCCTAATACCCATTTAGCCATTACGCCATCTCCACGAAACGACCTGACTTACCGATGTAGCCAAAGTTATAAGCACCAGCAATACTTCCACTTGCAGCTGGATCCACGGATGCTGATACTCCATCATGGAATTTAACATCTGAGATCTGGTATCCACCTGCTGCGTTATCTGCAACTTGCCACGTGCATTTATCTGCAGGGAGGATGACGGCTTCAGTAGAGTTTGCTGCTATAGAGTGTCCTAGGACGGCGACTGCACCGCCACTTGAATTAGTCAAATTTGCTTTAATTACGTACATGTTTTTCTCCTATCAACATGATAAAAAAGAGGGAGAGTAAAATACCCTCCCTCAAACTTTTACTTAAGGTTGTAGACCGCGCCACATCCTTTTGGATTCTTAACTTCCAAAGAGAATTCTTCGATAAGCATACCAACAGTTGAGTCACCTTTCTGACCAACGTCAACTTCTTGAGCTGGACGTAGTGATGCCATAGCAAACCACTGAGGATCGTAAATCAATGCGGCTGCATCTTTATACGAGTTGTTGCCTGTCGCAGTTGTAGTCGCGCCAGCTGTCTCAAGACCCATGATGTAGTTAGGAACTACCATAAGATCACCAAAGTCAGACATATAAACGTCTACTGATTGACGGAGTTTACCACCTTCATCGATGTTACGACGAACACCAGAATCAGATACCATCAAGTCAGAGAAGTCCCGACGTAGCTTTGGAGACACCATGATGCGGCTAGCCTTACCACCAGCTTCATAGATTTTCTGCATTGCTGCATCAATATCTGTGAGAGCCAAAGCAGCACGGTTAGCAACAGTTGTTGCAGGTGCCCATGAGAATGTACCAACTCCTGCTTCAGCAGATGTAGGTACGTGAGCGGCAGATGCACTACCAGATTCAGCTGAGGTTCCAGCGTAAACAACGTTATTTACGTTATTGATCCACGCGTTATAACCACCAGTTGTACGAGCTGCAGAACCTGATTGAGCTGCGAAAGAAGCAGATACGTTAGCTGAGTTAACAATATCCATTTCAATATCGCGACGCATTTCAGTACCGCGCTTCTTCAACTGATAGGCATACTCATCGGCAACACCAGCTTGGTCTACTGCACGCTTAGTGCCGGAGATAGCGATGGTTTTACCGTTGATCTGAGTGTAGTTACCCAGACGTGTGCGGTGAGGTCCTACTGGATCGAACTCAGCGCCTGTGGCTGGAGTTTGAGAACCAGAACCTGGCTTGACATAGTCTTGCCCTTCCGCGATACGTGAATTACCTGGAGCCTGTAGCTCGTCAGTTTGCCATTCGTGATAGATGGCAGTTGCTTTTGATTTCCCAATAGAAGAAATAAAAGGTGTTTCATCACGAGTAATCATGGAAATAAAATTCGCAAGATCTTCCCGCTCTGATACGCCAGCTCCATTACCGCGCTGGCTTGGTCCGGTCGTTACGCGACCGCTTAAATGTTGAGTCATTACATTGCTCCTGGGGTTTTATCCCCACTTATAGATTTAGAGATTTTGAAGCGTATTGACGTAAGAAGTCCATTTGATCTTGCTCAGAAGCATCTTGTTTAAATGCTCGAGCCTTAACCATCTTTGCTTTATCAGCTTCCTTCTTCTTAGCAGGAGTTGCCTTTTTAGCAGGAACTTTCTTAGTAGGCGCTGCTTTTCTTTTAGCAGATCCTTTAGAAACTCCCTGTTCCAAACGCCTGTAATCATCTATAAACTTTACGATCGCAGGATCTGTAACGCTTTCTAGCATGGCTTCAGGTATTCCTTTCTCTAACGCGAAGTCCCGGATTTTACCCGCAACATCCTCATTAAAATCAGGAATATAGTCTGGAATTGTATCCATAAAGGTTTCAATTTCCTGTTGGAAGGTTTCTTGCTGAGCTGTTTGATACTGTTCAGTAGCTTGCTTAAGCATTTGCTCACGTTTGTTACGTGCAGCCCAATAACGCTTTTGTGCTTGCTCCCTCTTATCCTTCAACTCACTAAGCTCAAACGTATCACCATCCTCTCTAGCTTTTTCTATCTTTGCCTCGAAATCATGATACTGTTTTGAGTAGGTTTGCTCGGCTGTGGACATAACTTCATTAGCTACGCTTACAGTGGCTTCCAACTCTTTCAACTTAGCTGTTCGCTCGTCTTCTAACGCTTTTCTCGCTTCACCGAGTTCGCGACCCTTTTTAGAAAGACTCTGTTCGGTAGAGTAACCTTTGATAAGGTCACTAAAGGCTACTGCAACTTCTTCTCCATCAATTTTGAGAGAAACCTTTGCATCCAAGTCAAGATCTTCCATAGTGTAGACATCAGGTTCTTGGGTAGCGGGTTCTTCACCGGCATCCTCACCTTCATCTTCCTCTAGACTATCTTCAACTTCCTCTTCTTCGTCTTCACTAACGACTTCCTCAGGGATTGGGTCTTCTTCCTGCCCTGATTCCACCGGGTCCTCTTCACTCGTCTCCCCTTCGGGTAGCGGGATACCTTCCTCCTCCATTAAGGGGGAATTACGCATCACAGCATCCAGGAGCTCTTGTTCTGATGGACCTGAGTTTGACATGTCATCCATTTGGGTAGAGGTGTCTGTGCTCATCTATTTCATGCCTCCTTTTTCTTAGTAGGCTTAGCTGGAGCTTTTTCAAGTCTATCCAGCAAATTATATAAAGCGTAGAGAGGCTGGCAGTTTAACTTCGCCTTGCCCGGACTACGCATCGAGTCNTACTCGAGTAGATTAATCATGTCTTTATAATTCTGTTCGAGTTGCGCTCTATCAATCTTGTGCATCCTCAATGTCCTCTGATATGTGGGCCATGTTGCGCCCGTAAGTTTCGTATCCAATAAGTTTAGCTTTTACATCTCCCAAAGCGAGAGCAGAGTTATAAATAAACTCCCTCGTCTTCGTCTCATGCGGTTCTGTTTTTAACCAGGAAATGAAGTAGTCGACTAGCAACTCTCCGTACGCATTTGTAAAGAATGCTTCACGCTCGCGAGCGGAGAACTCTGCGTTAACCAGAGCCTCCTTCGCTAACTCATCAGGATGTACTTTCTGTGTCAGCCTCTTCTCAGCTGTCTTTTTGTACTTATCCATTATTGTCCTTTATCTGGGGGGTTAATAATTGCTTTTGCCATTTGTATGATTTGATTGAAGTCTGGACGTACCGGCTTCTCCATACCCTCTTTAGCAGCTTTGATTTCCAAATCAGCCCACTCTTGGAAGTGTCTATCAATGGCTACGGCGAGTTGCTTAGCATTATCATCCATAGTATTTTTAGACTGAGCATTAGTAAATGAAACATTCGCNTCTGCTAAAGCAGCATCTGATTTGAGCTTAGCNGTTTCCATCTGNTGACGTTCCATGNTATTCTTAGTTTGCTCTTCCACAGATTTAGCNGCTTTCTGCTTAAACTCATCCGTAGTGTAATCTTCTAAGAAATCATTACTATCTAATCCCATAGCTTCTACTAGTTTAGTAGCGAGTATAGCTGGGGCTTGGGGTTTAACCACCATACCAGCACCTTGCTCATTTAAAGCGGGTAGAATCTCAGAGCCAACTTTAGTTAACTTCTGTATTTGATTAGCATTTGAGTTTTCGCCGAGGTCTAAGAAAATTGTGCACTCCATTTCATGGGGTAGCTCTTGTGGGTCTACTTCTAAGTAAACTCCATCATACCTCATCTTAACCTTAGTATTCACACACTCACGCATCGTTTGGTAAACACCTTTACATAGGCGCTTTAATCCAGTCTCTGCGAAACGTCTAGCAATATGTTGGATACGCTTTTGAGAAGCGGTCTGGATTGCAGCTAACTTAGCTTCACTATTACCAGACACAAACAATTCATCCTGCAATCCCTGAGCCGCCTTACTCATCCCAGTAGCTTGTTCTTTTATAAGCTGTATATGTTCGAGTAGGGGAACTGTGCCTGTTGATATTGTTTCAGGTGGGAGTGGAGATACTGCGGCTGCTGGATTTCCATTAGTTGGAACAATCTGCTTTGGCTTCATATTCTGCAACGCAGAGAAATCTACAACGTTTGGATCTGCTAGCTTTGGTGCGTAGTTTGTAAGNTAGGTGTTTTCTACAAATCCACGTAAAATAGCTGTTGAGGCTAGAGTAGATGAACGNGCAAAGTCNGCTAGNCTCAAACCATAGAATTCAAATGGAATATCTATAGGGGAGAGACAAGCTAGTGGNACCATATCCACATCACACTCATACAATATAGTACTACCTATAACTATGAAATGTTTTAGCTCTGCAATACCATCACCATCCCTATCAACATTCATCCAGCATTCGGTAATTGTTACTGGGCGGTTTGCTTCAAGGGGGAAGTGCTCTGTGCTGGCACTTCCTTGCCAATACTCTTGTCCTGTGACGAACTTTCTCGCGGCAACGTCTTGGGAGTAGCGAGT